TGCGCGGTCTTTACTTTGACGGGATTATTGCTGACGAGTATGGCGATTGGAAGTCAACTGTATGGCCGTATGTTATCCGTCCTGCGCTGGCTGACCGCAAAGGGTGGGCAATAATTATTGGAACGCCAAAGGGTAAGAATAGCTTTTACGAACGCTTTGAAGCGGGCAAGCAAGACAAGGACTGCTTTACCTTGCTGCTGACCGCATCTAATTCGGGAATTCTTGACCAAGAAGAAATTGACGCGCTGAGAAAAGAGTTGTCGGAGGACGCATGGCTACAGGAGATGGAGTGCAACTTCGACGCGGCGATACCGGGGGCGATATACGGTAAGGAGATGTACGAAGTGAAACAGTCAGGTAGGGAAAGACCTTGCTATGACCGTAAACTTAAGACATTTGCGGCTATCGATTTGGGGTGGAGCGACGACACGGCAATTTGGTGGTTTCAGGTGGCAGGTAAAGAGCTTAGGTTTATTGACTGCTACAGCAACAGTGGTATGCCTATCGCGCACTACCATGACATTTTGCAGAGTAAAGGCTATGATTACGGTGAATGGCTGTATTTGCCGCACGACGCAAAAGCTAAATCATTGCAAACGGGCAGAAGTATTGAGGAGCAATTTCGTTCACTTGGTTGGTCGCCTAGAATTGTCCCAAATATATCACTTATGGACGGAATACAAGCCGCTAGGTTATCATTAGCAAACTGTTGGTTTGACCCAAGCTGCAAAGAAGGAATGGAAGCGCTAACACAGTACCAAAGAGAGTATAATGTGGACAAAAAGGTATTTAATGAACGCCCCAAACACGATTGGACATCTCACTTTGCTGATGCTTTCCGGTACGCGTGTCTTGCATGGCGTGAACAACGACCAGACGCAGCGCCAAAACCCAAAGCAAAATTCTGGGAAGACCAGTCCTTAGAGGAGTTGTGGGAACACAGCTCGAAACGTAGAGGTAGACGAATATAATGAGTGACAAACTATCAGCACAGCCTTGGCACGACGAAATATCGCGCTACCAAGAAGAATATAAGAAGTGGACAGAGCGTGGCGAGAAGATTGTCAAGCGCTACCGCGACGAGCGTAAGGACGCAGAGCAAGCGGACGCACGATTTAATATTCTTTGGTCTAACGTACAGACGCTAAAACCGGCAATTTACGCAAAACCGCCCAATCCTGACATTTCAAGACGTTTTGACGATAAAAATAACGCCGGCAGAGTAGCGGCGATGATTTTAGAGCGCGTTCTTGACTTTGAGATTAAAGAATACCCTGATTTTCACGATACGCTGTCTTGCGTGGTGGATGATAGGCTTCTTCCGGGCAGAGGCGTGGCGTGGCTACGCTATGAGCCTAAGATTGAAGAATTTGAGCCTTCAATTACCAATTATGCGGAGATAGGCGGGGAAGAATACTCACCTGAACGCACACTGGACGAAGAAAACGGGCTGGCGCAGACGGAAGTCTACGAACACGTTGTGTCTGAAACAACACCGGTGGATTATGTCTATTGGCAGGACTTTGCGCATCTACCTGCTCGGACATGGGACGAGGTGACATGGGTGGCACGACGCGTCTATATGACGTTAGACGAGGGGGTAGACCGCTTTGGCGACATCTTTGAGAAAGTTCCGTTAACTAACACGTCAAATCGTAAAGACGGCGACAAAGAAACTACTAAAGCCGATAAAAAGGCAGAAATCTGGGAAATTTGGTCAAAAGCAGAAAAATGCGTCTATTGGATAGCGGAGCAGTACGATGTCATTTTAGACCACAGAGATGACCCACTAGAGCTTTCAAACTTCTTTCCCTGCCCTAAACCTTACTTTGCCACTACATCGACAGGGACGCTGATTCCTGTAGCAGATTTTCTACTCTATCAAGACCAAGCAGACGAGATTGACGAGCTAACAGGTCGAATCAAGCATTTGACCAAAGCGCTTAAAGTCATGGGCATCTACGCGGCGGACGAGCCTGCGATTGAACGCTTGATGAAAGAAGGTAACGATGGGGTGCTTGTCCCTGTCAAAAACTGGGCGGCGTTTGTTGAAAAAGGCGGACTGCAAGGCGCTGTGCAATTTATGCCACTTGGCGACGTTGCGTCTGCGTTGCAACAGCTATATCAAGCGCGTGAGTCATGTAAGCAAATCATTTACGAAACAACTGGCCTGTCCGACATCATGCGTGGCGCGTCGGTAGCGAGTGAAACCGCGACAGCACAGCAAATTAAGAGTCAGTTTGCATCACTACGTCTTGGCAACATGAAAGACGGGCTGTATCGCTTTGCGCGTGAAATCCTGCGCATGAAGTCAGAGATTATCTGTTCAAAATACCAACCACAGACATTAGTTGAAGTGTCAGGCATTATGAATACGCCTGACGCGCAATTTGTAGAGCAAGCGATTCAACTGCTTAAAAACGAACCTGCTAGGGTTTTCAATATTGATATTGAAACCGATACGCTAGTTGAGCTTGATAAGCAGACTGAAAAGCAAAACCGCATGGAATTTTTGACAGCGGTAAGCGGCTTTATTAAAGACGGCATTGGCGCGGTTAAAGAAGACCCTGCAATGGCGCCGTTAGTTGGAGAGCTATTGCTTTATGGTGTTCGTGGGTTTAAAGCGGGCAGAGAACTTGAAGGTGTCCTTGAGCAGTTTGTTGACCAAGCGGCTAAAAAAGCAGCAGGACCGCAACCACCGAGCAAAGACGAACAGCGTACACAAGCAGAGGCGCAAATTGCCCAAATGAAGATGCAAGCACAACAGCAATCAGAACAAGCGACAATGCAGCTTGAACAAGTGAAACTTCAAGCTAGCAATCAACTTGAACAAGCTAAACTCGAATTTGATAAGTGGAAAACACAGCTTGATAATGATACAAAGATTACCATTGCGCAGATACAAGCTCAAAACAGTATGAAGCAACACGTTTTAAGTTTAAATGCAGGTAAAGAAGATTCAATGACAGAACTTGATGAAACTGGAAACCCACAGTTGAATAGCGTATTATCAACATCACTAAACAATGTCATTGAAAACGTAAATATGAACATGACGCAAATGATGACACTTGCAAACCAACAGAACCAAGCATTACTCGACAGAATGTCTGAAATGCACAACCAAGTAACTCGACCAAAACAAGTTGTTCGAGATGCTAACGGCAGAATTATAGGAGTCAAATAAATGGCAGTTTCACTTAATACCACATTGCGCAATTCCCGCGCGGACGCAATTACTACTTTTGCTGGCAACGGCGCAAAACTTAGAATCTATACCTCTGGGGCGACACAATTAGCGGAATGTGTTTGCGGTACACCGTTTGCTGGCGCAGCGTCTGGCGGTGTGCTTACGCTAAGCTCAATCACTGCTGGAACAGCAGGTGCAACAGGTACCGCCGATAACGCAAGTATTTATAAATCTGACGGTACAACGCTTATTATTTCAGGGCTTACAGTTGGAACGTCAGGAAGTAATATTAATTTGTCTAGCGTTGCTATTACAACTGGCGACAGCGTGGCAATTTCTTCAGCTACGATTACAGAAGGTAATGCGTAATGACTTTAGTTTTAGCGGATAGAGTTAAGGAAACGACAACTTCTACAGGCACTACCGCTATTACTTTAGCGGGAGCGGCGACAGGATACCAATCGTTTTCTGCTGCGGTAGGAAATGGAAATACCACTTACTACACCATTGCAGACCAGACAGGCGCAAATTGGGAGGTAGGAATTGGCACTTACGCAAGCTCTGGTAACACACTTGCCAGAACCACCGTATTGGCATCTAGCAACGCTGGCAGTTTAGTCACATTTACATCAGGTACTAAAGACGTATTTGTAACGCTACCTGCTGAACGTGCTATTCCAGTTACAACATTACAAGTATTAAATCATTCATCATCGGTGATTCAAGTTGCGTTAGCAAACGGGTATCTTCCTGTGTTGAATCATTCAGGGTCAACAATTAACGTGAGCGTGAGCTAATGACAGCACGATACCCTCTAGTCCTAAACGGG